GAAAAAGCAATGGAGTTGATGGATCAAGTGATTGAAAACTTTAAACGTTTCCACCCTAAACCAGAAGAAGTACAATGTTCAAACCCAATTGCAGAACCAGATTTTATTAAACCCTATTTCGGTTTACGTTTATTCCCTGTTTGGCACGTTGGTACTGATTATTTACATGAAATAGGTAAAAATTGGTATGATTTCTTAGTTGATGGTGGTGTAGAATTTTTATGGGAAACTAAAGTAACAGATATCGATTTTGACAATCAAACGGTCATGTGTGGAGAATTTGGAAATAAATATGATGAACTTATTTTTGGTGTAGGCAAATCAGGTATTGATTTTGGTAAAAAATTAGCTGAAAAATATGATTTACCAACTGAACCTAAACCAGTACAAATAGGTGTTAGATTTGAAGCACCACAAAAACACTTCCAAAAATTAATTGATGTTTCTTACGATTTCAAATTATATAGAAAATATGAAGATAAAGGAGTATCACTAAGATCATTTTGTACCAATAATAATGCTGCTTATGTTGCTGTAGAAGAAACATATGGAGATCATAGCTACAACGGTCATGCTAAAAAAGATGAGTCATTTAGAAATGATATGACTAACTTTGGTATTCTAATGGAAGTTAGAGGTATAGATAAACCATTTGATTGGTCTAGAGAAGTAGTAAATAAACTACAGAAAAATGGTACTGGTTTATATTACAGCCCAACTAGAGAACCATCTACAACATCTGAAGGTGTAGATGTATCAGCAGTTAAAGTAGATACACTGCATGAAATATCTAAAGCAATGCAACCCTATTTTGGTTATGTTTATGATTTTATTGATGATATGAAAAAAGTATTCCCAACACTTAAGGATGATTGGGGCATTTATGTTCCTGAAGTAAAATATCTTTCACCTGAACCCTTAGTTAATTATGATGATTTATCTTTAACTAAATTCCCAAATGTTCACTTTGTAGGTGATGCTTTAAGTGCTAGAGGTATTACAGTATCAGGTTCTCAAGGTACACTTGTTGCCGAGAAAATTTTGGAAAAACTAAAATAATTTCGTATATTTACGTAAATAAAATTAAAAACATGGCAGAAATAAAACCAAACCCGTTTCCTAAATCAAGAAAACTATCAAAAGCAGATGGTACAATAGCATATACCTGGGATGGTAAATTGCATAATTGGGATGGACCTGCATTAATACCTGAAGGAAACAAGCGTCAAGCTGAATATTACCTATATGGTATTTTACAAAGTAAAGAAGAATGGAGTGAAGCTAGGAGACAAAGAGAAGGTGTCCCATTTTATAAAAACCAATCCATGAAATCTAAACTATCAGATTATAGAAATTAAATGAAAAGAAAAGCAGTTATAGTAAGCGGTTATTTTAACCCTGTACATAAGGGACATTTGGAATTGTTTAAAAAGGCAAATGAGATAGGAGATTTTCTTATTGTATTAGTTAATTCCGACCACCAAAGAAAATTAAAAGGTTCTAAAGAATTTCAAGATGAAAGTGAACGCTTACAAATAATTCAATCTCTTAAATCTGTGGGGTATGCTTGTATTTCAGTTGATAAAGATAAAACACAAATCGAATCATTAAAAATGATACATCGTAAATTTGGAGATGTATTTGATTTAACCTTTGCAAATGGTGGGGATCAAACAAATGAAACTATACCAGAAAGCTTGATTTGTAATGAATTAGGTATTACATTGGTAGATGGATTAGGAGGTAAAATTCAAAGTAGTAGTTGGTTATTAAAAAAATAATATGAAAATAGGTTTATGTGGTACAATGAGTGTAGGTAAAACTACATTAGTTAATGCCTTAAAAGAATTAGATCAATTTAAAAACTATAATTTTGCTACTGAACGTAGTAAATATTTAAGTGATCTGGGCATTCCATTAAATACAGACTCAACGTTAAAAGGTCAAACTGTATTTTTAGCAGAACGTTGTGCTGAACTAATGCATAAAGATATCATCACAGATAGAACTATTATTGATGTTATGGCGTTCACTATGAATGCTAAATCTATTGATTATAAAGATAAAGAAGCATTTGAACAATATGCTATTGAGTTTTTAAGAGAATATGATTATGTATTTTATATTTCTCCTGAAGGTATTCCTATTGAAGATAATGGTGTTCGTGAAACAGATGAATATTATAGGGATGTAATTGATTTTAGTATTACTACACTTATTAAAAGATATAGCCATAGAATGGATAATATTGAAGTAATTAAGGGTACTACAGGAGAACGTATAGAACAAATATTAAAGTTTGTAGGTCTTTAACATATTTATAATAAAATCTATAATAAAATGAAAAAATCTGCCTTAACCGCATTTATTAAAGAAGAAATCTTAGGTACTTTAAATGAAAGTCCCTCAACTGAAGAAATAAGAATGGCTAAACAAGCCATAGCTAGATTTATGAAATACAGAAATGTAGGACAAGATGAAGCTATCCGTGATTTAGAAAATGCTCTAGATGCTTTAAAACAACTAGAAGAAGCTAGTGATGAAGAAATCCAAAACCAAAAGGAGTTCAATGATGAACTAGAAAAAACAAATGCTCTAATGTCTAAAATGGCAATGGAAGAGGAAGAGGATGCACCTGCAGGTGATACTGAAGTAGAAAAAAAAGTTTCTAAACAAGATAAAATTATTAAAGATTTTCAACGTATTGAAAAACAGATGAAAACACATCTTGAACTTTTCAAAACATCTGAATCCCCTGAAAATAAGGAAACAGCTAAAAACATGCTTAAAAAATTAACCCCTGAATACCAAGCGGCTAAAAAGGCATATGATGAAGTAAGAAATGTCAAAGTCTAATTTATTTAATGTTATATTAGTAATAATAGTTCTAGCTCTATTATATTTTACATTCTTTACAAAGGATGAAGATTATGTTACTGGGTATAATGCACAAATCGAAGCGCTAGAAGCAAAAGTAGATTCATTACATACTAAAAATGATTTACTTGAAGACCAAGCTGATTCATTAGAATCCCAACTAGAAAAATCAGATAAAAAAATTAAACAATTAAACTCTAGAATATATGTTATTAAAAAGAATACTCAAAAGCAATTGGATGCTGTTGATAACTTTGGTGATGATGAGTTGGAACAGTTTTTCGCAAGTAGATACCAGCAATCAGATTCAATTAACTAAACCTATTGCTAAATTAGTTATTAAAGATTTAATTCAATTTGATGGTTTGTCTGAAGAAGTTCAAACTATGCAAATTATACTTACTGAAACTAATAATAAATTAAATTCTCAAGGTGAATTAGTTTCAAATTTAAAAACACAAGTACTTAATTATGAAAGTATACTTGGTACTAAAAATGAACAATTTGAGGCCCAACAAGAATTAACAAAAAGGTTACAACAAGACTTAAAAAAGCAAAAGCTTAAAACAAAACTTATGGGTGGAGCTGGGTTACTTTTAGCAGTTGGAGCCGCTGTAGTAATAAACTAAATGTCTGATTTAAAAAAAGTAATAAGGCAAGAATACCTAAGGTGTGCTAAAGATCCTGTACACTTTATGCGTAAATACTGTTATATACAACACCCCCAAAGAGGTCGTATACAATTTAATTTATACCCATTCCAAGAGAAAGTATTAACGTTAATGAGAGATAATCCTTATTCGATTATCTTAAAGTCTAGACAGTTAGGTATATCTACTTTATCAGCTGGTTATTCATTATGGTTAATGACTTTTCATAAAGATAAAAATATACTCTGTATCGCTACAAAGCAGGAAACTGCTAAAAATATGGTTACAAAGGTAAAATTCATGTATGAAAATTTACCTTCATGGCTTAAAATAGATGCAGACGAAAATAACAAACTTAATCTACGTTTAAAAAACGGATCCCAAATTAAAGCCACTTCAGCAAGTTCAGATGCAGGTAGATCCGAAGCAGTATCTTTGCTATTAATTGATGAGGCAGCATTCATTGACAACATTGGTGAGATATGGGCCTCAGCACAACAAACATTAGCAACTGGAGGTGGGTGTATAGCATTAAGTACCCCTTATGGTACTGGTAATTGGTTTCACCAAACATGGGTAAGAGCAGAAAATAATGAAAATGATTTTTTGCCTATTAGATTACCTTGGTCTGTCCATCCAGAACGAGACCAAACATGGAGAGATAAACAAGATGAATTACTGGGTGATCCTAGAATGGCAGCCCAGGAATGTGATTGTGATTTTAGTACTTCAGGTGATATTGTATTCTATCCTGAATATATAGAATATTACGAAAAAACATTTGCTAAAGACCCATTAGAAAGACGAGGAGCAGATAAAAATTTATGGGTATGGGAATCACCTGACTACTCAAGAGATTATATGGTAGTAGCTGATGTTGCTAGGGGGGATGGAAAAGATTATTCTGCACTTCATGTAATTGATATTGAAAATAATACTCAAGTAGCTGAATATAAGGGACAAATTGGTACAAAAGAATTTGGACACTTATTAGTAGGAATTGCCACTGAGTATAATGAAGCAATGTTAATAATTGAAAATGCTAATATTGGATGGGCAACAATCCAGGTAGCAATAGATAGAGCATATCCTAATTTATACTACTCCCAAAAATCAGAAGCTAATGCTGAATCCTATTTTGACAAATACCAAGACCATTCTAAAATGGTAGCTGGTTTTACAATGTCATCTAGAACTAGACCTATGGTAATAGGTAAATTTCAAGAATATATAGGTGATAAAGGGACCACAATACAATCAAAACGATTGATTGAAGAAATGAAAACATTTATTTGGCGCAATGGGAGAGCAGAAGCCCAAACAGGATATAACGATGACTTGGTAATGTCTTTTGGGATAGCCATGTATATTCGAGATACAGCTTTGAAATACAGACAAAGGGGTATAGATTTAACGAAACAAACATTAAGTAATATGACAGTTAATAAAACAGCATATTCGGGGGCCTATTTTTCTCGAGGAGCTGATAATCCTTACCATGTAGACACAACTCACGGTAAAGAAGATATTAGCTGGTTAATAAAATAATATTTATAATAATAATTATATACAATGGCTGATAAAGGCATATTTTCAAGATTACAAAGACTATTTTCTACTGACGTAATTGTCCGTAATGTAGGGGGGAATCAATTAAAAGTAACGGATAGTAATAAAATCCAAGCAACAGGTGAATTACAAACTAATTCATTAATAGATAGATATAATAGGATTTATTCTACTAATCCATCTTCACTCTATGGTCAGCAGTTCAATATGAACTTCCAATATCTTAGACCACAATTATATTCTGAATACGACACAATGGATCAAGATGCTATTATTGCCTCAGCACTTGATATTATAGCAGATGAATCCACCCTGAAAAACGATATGGGTGAAGTATTACAAATTAGATCTGCTGATGAAAATATACAAAAAATATTATATAACCTATTTTATGACGTATTAAATATTGAATTTAATTTATGGTCATGGATTCGCCAAATGTGTAAATATGGTGATTTCTTCCTAAAATTAGAAATTGCAGAAAAATTTGGTGTTTATAATGTTATTCCATATACTCCATACCATATTACCAGAGAAGAGGGTTATAACCCAGAAAACCCAGCTGATGTTCGTTTCTTATACTCTCCAGATGGTTTAGCTAACCCAAGTTCAGGAATGTATACTATGCCAAACCAAAGAAACCAACAAAATGGTGTACATTTTGATAACTATGAAATGGCACACTTTAGATTATTAGCAGATACTAATTATCTTCCTTATGGTAGAGCATATATTGAACCAGCTAGAAAATTATTTAAACAATATACGTTAATGGAAGATGCGATGTTAATTCACAGAATTGCCCGCGCCCCAGAAAAACGAATTCATTATATTAATGTTGGATCCATTCCACCAAATGAGGTAGATGCCTTTATGCAAAAAACTATCTCAAATATGAAACGTACCCCTTATATTGATCAACAAACAGGTGAATATAACATGAAATATAACATGCAAAACATGTTAGAAGATTTTTATATACCCATTAGAGGAAATGATACATCAACTCGTATTGATACTACTAAAGGTTTAGATTATGATGGTATTAAAGATGTAGAATATTTAAGAGAAAAATTATTTGCTGCTCTTAAAGTACCAAAAGCATTTATGGGTTATGAAGCTGATCTTGAAGGTAAAGCAACATTAGCTGCTGAGGATATTAGATTCGCCCGTACCGTTGAACGTATTCAAAGAATTATACTATCAGAATTAAATAAGATTGCTTTAGTTCACTTGTATACCCAAGGGTATACAGATGAAAGCTTAACTAATTTCACATTAGATTTAACCACACCATCAATTATATTTGAACAAGAAAAGGTTGAATTGCTAAAATCTAAAGCAGAGTTAGTAACTACTTTACAAGATCAAAAAATTGTTCCTACTGATTGGATTTATGATAATATATTTAACTTTAGTGAAGACCAATATGATGAATATAGAGATCTAATTAGACAAGATGCTAAACGTAACTTTAGATTAAATCAAATTGCAGAAGAAGGAAACGATCCAATTGAAACAGGTAAATCATATGGTACACCTCATGATTTAGCTTCACTATATGGTAAAGGTAGAATGTATTCCGACCCAGGTAATGTACCTGCGGGGTATGATGAAGAAGGTGATGTAGGTCGTCCTAAAGATTCTACTTCTAAGACTGGAAAACAAGATAGTAATTTTGGAAAAGATCGATTAGGTGTTAAGCGTATGAAAGATACAGATAAAAATGATGCTAATACCGGTCGAACTAACTCTAATCGTAATGCTCTAACATTAGAAACCGCTCAAAGTGTTTACTTACAAAATAAAGATATGTTTAAAAAAATACCTAAAAAGAGGTTAGTTTTTGAAAGTGACAAAGAAGGTGAAACCCTATTAGACGAAAAACAATTAAAGGAGTAATATCCTCTACATATTTATAAATAAATATATTTTTTGATGAAAATTAAACACTCGAAGTACAAGAATACGGGTATTTTATTTGAGCTCCTAGTACGTCAGGCTACAGCTGATACCCTAAAAGGTACTGATTCCCCCGCTATCGATTTAATTAAAAAGTATTTCGTTAAAAGCGAACTGGGTCGTGAGTATAAGTTATACGAATCAGTTATTAAATCTAAAGTTATAAACGAATCCAAGGCTAATGCTATAATTAGCACTATTTTAGAGTCTTCTAAAAAATTAAATCGTACATCTTTAAGAAAGCAAAAGTATAATTTAATTTCCGAAATTAAAAAAGATTATAATATAGATAGTTTTTTTGGTACTAAAATTAAAAATTATAAGGAATTTGCTTCTTTATATACATTAATTGAAGGATATAATAATGATGAAATTACTGATACTGATCAATTAGTAGATAATAAAGTAACATTATTAGAATACCTAACAAAACAAGATGTTGTAACCGAGGAAGTTAAAGAAAATGTTCTTAAAGAATTCCAAACTTATGATAAAGATTTAAGAATTCTTACTTATCAAGTATTATTAGAAAAATTCAATTCTAAGTATAATAATTTATCTGTAGAACAAAAACAAGTACTTAAAGAATTTATTAATGCAGTAGATTCAACCCCATCTTTAAGAGAATTTTACAATAATAAAATTGTGGAACTTAAAGAAACTCTAAATATAGAATCTATAAACATTACAGATAAAGCTACCCAAGTAAAAGTACAAGAAATCTCAAAACTTCTAACTGAATTATCTAAAAATGATAAAGTATCAAATGACAATTTAGTTGATTTGTTACAATATTACGAACTAGTTAAAGAGATTAAGGTAGCAAATGACAAAGTATAAATTCAAAATACCAGAACAAACCAGTAAGGGTGGTAGATTTAAAGTTGGTGATACCACTACTAGAAAAGGTGTCAAATCAACCGTAAGAGATATCGACCCACAAACTGGTGCTGTTTCTTGGAAAATTGATTATGTACCTGCCTTTGATTCTGTATTCAAAGAATTTGATGAATTAAGACAAGCAATGAATACTTTAGATCAGAAAACTGATGATGAAGTAGTAGATAAAATTGCATCTGAGATTAAAACTTTATTTAATCAATATAGAACACACATTAGAAAAAATTATCCTGATGCTTATAAAAAAGTAGGCCCCGCTAATGAAGAAGAATTAGGGGAAATGTCTACCACATCTTCAGGTGGTGCTACATTCACACCAGGTAAAGGAGCACAATATGCTACTCCATATGCTTTTAGTAAATCTAAAAAAAAACCTAATAAAGCAACAAAATATATGTATAAATTAGGTTACAAACCCGCACCTTCTATACCAAATAGAAAATCAAAAGCTATAGACTATAAGCAGGTTATGGAAAAGCGCAATATGTATAAATATACACTAGGAAAAAAATGAAAGAATTAACATCATTTAAAAAATATCTAGTTGAAGCAGAAAACAATGTTGAAGTATTTCAACAAAAACGTATTGCTGATTTTGATGAATTGCAAGGTAGATTAAAAGTACTATCTAAAAAATTACAACAAGCAAAATTAGCTACAGATAAATACTACAGACAAAACCCTAAAAGTTATGCTGTAGTTTATGGAACAGATATGATAAATGATTATTTTAACGATATAGACGAATTACTCACTCAAGACCAATAATATGAAAACATTACAAGAGCAGTATAACTCAATTAAAGAAGGAAAAGGAAGTAAAGAAATTTTCCTTAAAGAAGCTAAAGCTAAGTTCCCAAACATGATCACAAATGCAGCTACATTTGATGAAACAACAAAAATTCTCAAAAATAGAAGTGTAATTTTTGAAAATATTGGTGGTGTTGTAAGTCTTGAAGCTGTTACTAAAATGGAAGGACGTAAAAAAGAAAATTTTGAAACTGCATTTGAAAATTTCTTAGCTGAAGAAGCAAAAGCTGTAGAAAAAAAAGCTACTAAAGAAGTAGAAGAAGCAGAAACTGCTGCTTATGATTATACTGATGTTAAATCATTAGATAACCAAATTGGAAGTGAAGTACAAAATGGTATTTACTTTGAATCAAAACAAAACCCAGATAAGTCAATTGAAAAAATTAAAGAAATTGTAGCTAAAAATTTAGCTAAGGATCAATTGCATTACACTAAAAATGCTATGTTTGGGGTAGAAGGTCTTGGACTCGAAGAAATGAAAAGCGAAGAAGTATCTGGTAAGCATAAAGAAAGTGGATATTCTGATAAACTAAAATCATTAGTAAAAGAATCATTAATGGGTGGCGTTGTTACTACGGGCAACCCAAATTCTATATCTGCAATCCAAAATGCAGTAGTAATGGATGTACTTGAAGAAAATGCTGAAGTAGAAGAAGGATATGATGAATTCCAACGTGATGATAAGGGTGATAAAGACGTAGATAAAAAAGATAAAGGTGAACAAGATGCATTTGGAGCCGGAGTTAAAAAAGGAGAAAAAATAGAGAAGAAAAAAATAAAAAAAGAAACTATTGATTCAAAGTTAGCTGAGATCGAAGCTGCAGGTAAAATTACTACTTTAGAAGCCCAAATTGCTACTATTGACGAAATGATTGCTACTAAAGAATCTAGATTATCACTAGTAAATGAAGACGCAGATATGGCAGAATTACTTGATAAAAGTAAAGTAAATGCTATGCGTAAAGAAATTAAATTGCTAGAAAAAAGATGTGGTAAAATGAAAAAAATGTATGAGAAGCTTAATGGCTCTGCATATACCGCTCCTGTAATCGATGAAGTAGAAGATTCACCAACATTTGAATAAAATGTCACAATTATTAATAGAAACTAATCTTTGGAATACCACATCCCTGTTAACTGAAAATGTTAAAAAGGAGAATGGTAACATCATGGTAGAAGGTATTTTAGCAACTGCTGAAGTAAAAAATGGTAATGGTCGCTACTACCCAAGAGAATTATGGGAACGCGAATTAGAAAAATATCAAGAAGCCATTAGCAATAGAACAGCTACAGGTGAACTAGACCACCCAGAATCTCAAGTGATTAATCTAAAAAATGTATCACATTTAGTTAGAGAATTTTGGTGGGAAGGAGATAAAGTAATGGGTAAACTAGAAATATTACCAACCCCCTCAGGTCAAATATTAGAGGCACTAATTAAAGCAGGTGTAACTGTAGGTGTTTCTTCACGTGGTATGGGGTCATTAGAACAAAATGGTAACGTAATGGAAGTACAAGATGACTTCGAACTATTATGTTGGGATTTTGTTTCAACTCCATCAAACCCAGGATCTTATATGGGTGTTTTACAAGAAGGTAAAGAATATAAAAGCACAGATTATATGTCAGTGAACAATATCATTAGAGAAATACTTTGTTCTAAAGGCTCTTGCCCAATTCTTTAATCCTCTATAAATCTACATATACGTATCATCGATAATGTGTTATCTCTTATATAACACTAACTATATATTAACTTTCCTATTACGGTTCCTAATAACCGTATTTCACAAAAACAATTTTGCGATATGTCTAACAACAGAGATTTGCTTAAAGAAGCAATTGCTGACGCTAAAGCTGTAAAAGAAACAGCCATAGCAAATGCTAAAGCCGCTTTAGAAGAGTCATTTACTCCCCATCTTAAATCCATGTTAGCTGCTAAATTAGAAGAAATGGATAATGAGATTGAAGAATCTGAAGAAATCCAAGAAACTGAAGAAGTAGTAAACGAAACTGAGGAATCAGTTGACGAAGGATATGGAAAAAAAGATAAAAAGGGTATAGATGAATCTGAAGAAGTGTCTGAAGCAACAGAAGAAATCGAAGAAGAACTCGATTTAGACGAAATGCTTGCAGAACTTGATCTATCCGAAAAGAAAGAAGAAGACAAAGACAAGATGGAAGAATCTGAAGAACTAGATGAAGCTAAAGAAGAAGTTTCTGAGTCTGAAGAAATCGAAGAATCTGAAGAAGTAGAGGAGGCTGAAGAACCAGTTGCCGAAGCGGATGAAGATGAAGATAAAGACGAAGAAGGTGAAGAAGAAGCTGAAGAAGGTGAAGAAGAAGAAATCGATCTTGAAGATATGTCTGCTGACGATCTAAAAGGATTTATCGAGGATGTAATCAAAGACATGGTACAATCTGGTGAATTAGAAGCTGGTGAGGAACTTGAAGGCGAAGCCGGAGAGGAAATTGAAGTAGAAGATGACCTAGATATGCCCATGATGGAAGAAACTGAAGAAGTAACTGAAACTGAAGAAATCGACGAAGCTAAAGAAGACGATAATAAAGATAAAGTCGACGAAGCTAAAGAAGACGATGACAAAAAAGAAGTTAAAGAATCAGAAGAAGAAGTAAACGAAGAAGTAGAAAAAGCATTAGCTGAAGTTGAAGAACTTAAAAAAGAACTTAACGAAGTTAATCTTTTAAATGCTAAACTTCTTTACACTAACAAAATCTTCCGCGATAAGAATCTAACTGAAGATAAAAAAGTTAAAGTGCTTAAAGCATTTGACAAAGCATCTACAGTTAAAGAAGCCAAAGTTATCTTTGAAACATTAAATGAGGGTCTAGTTAACAAAACTAAATCAGCAGTAAATGAAGTAAAAGGTAGCGCATCTAAAGTAATGGGCACAGCTCCTACTACTAAACAACCAATCGTTGAAAGCGACGCTATGGTTGATAGATTTAAAAAATTAGCTGGAATTATTTAATATAACTTTTTAATTTTAAAAACATGAGTTTACAATCTCTTTTAGAAAGTGCAAATAACTTTAAGTCACAATCTAGTGACGCTGCACGTTTAGCTGAAAAGTGGGAGAAAACAGGTCTTTTAGAAGGTTTAGATGGAAGTCACAAGTCAAATATGTCTGTGATTCTTGAAAACCAAGCTAAACAACTTGTTGTTGAAGCATCTTCAACATCTGCTGGTGGATCTGGTACTGGTAATTTTACTGCCGGAACTGGTGATCAGTGGGCTGGAGTAGCTCTTCCATTAGTACGCAAAGTATTTGGACAAATTGCTGCACAAGAATTTGTATCAGTACAACCTATGAACTTGCCTTCTGGGCTAGTATTTTATTTAGATTTCCAATATGGTGAAACTAGAGCAGGACAAACTGCTAATGGTTCATTATATGGTGATGTATCTGGATTTGCTTCTAACGACACTTCAGGTGGTCTTTATGGCGCTGGTCGTTTCGCTTATTCAATCAATACAACTGGATCTGCTGGATTAACACCATCTAAAAGCACAGCTACATGGTCAGATGTAAATTTTGATTCTGATTATTCTGCTTCTGCTGTAGCTGATGGATTACATTTATTAGAAGTAGCAGATACTTCATTAGTTTCTCCTGATACTGAAGCTGTAAGATCATTCCAATTACTTTCTGCAAGCTCAGCTGTACAAATTTCAGCTTTTACTCGTAGAAATTCTGGTGATAATGGTACTATCTTTGTTGTACCTACT